ATCTTTACCTGATGCCGCTTTACCTACGAGTATTAATTTCATGTAGTTTATATGATGAATTTATTTTTTGTTTATTTAAAAAGTCTATTAGTTATAGCAAGTCCAATTTTTTGTAATGTAGATGGTTTTGTTCCCCATAAAATATCTTCTTGTAAACTTGATGACCAACGATACATGGGCGTTGCCAAGAATAAGAAGTCCCAATTATCAATGGTAAACTCTTTTACATTTCCACCATTAGGTAGTCTAAACTCTATAGACAACAATGAATATGGCCTAAAGTCTTTTACTATTTCAAAGAATGTAAATCCCCAACAACCGTCACCATCATGTAAAAAGATATCTAATAGATTGAACTTAATATTCCATCTGCGAGTTCGCCATGCTATTTTTTGTAATAATCCCATTATGCTTCTAATTTATGTAAGTCTGTTAGTAATATAGAATATACTTCTTCGCATGATTCTTTATAGAATACATCGGTGAAGTTTTTCATGTTGTCATATTTAGAGTATAAATATTGTCCAAATCTCAAATCTTGTTCATTTCTACCATCACCATGTTCAATTGCCCATGATAGGTATTCTCCGTTTAATCTTGAATAGTTTAATTCCATTTTATTCTTTACAATTACATGTTCCGTTTGTACTACAATTACCTGTGCACTTTTTAGGTTCAGGTGGTGTCACCGGATCTGTTGAAGATTTATTCCACATATCATCCCAAAATATCATATCATTTCCCATTTTCTACTATATAAGTTGTTTCTACTTCTGGATCTTTAATTACTTGAATTATACGTGGCTCAGTAGCTCCGTTTGATTTTAAGATGCTGCAGACTCTATTATATACAGACTTAGGTATACAACCATTAACACCAGAACTAAGATCACCAGGTACGTCTAAAATGCTTTCAATGTATTTGTGTATAAAGTCAGATTCAGTCATATTATTATTAATCAAATTCATCTAATTCATCTAGATCATCTAGATTTCCCATTCTTTTAGGATTAAAATAGTTTTCTTCGAATCTCTGTTTCTTTTTTTTGAAATGGATTTTCCGTTTTCTATCTTCTGGATTATGTTCCCCACGCGGTGATTTGCGCTTCTTCATTTTAATGTAATTTGGTTATTCTTTTTTATCTCCGGGCCATTTAGTATCCGAATATTCAAATGGCGTTTTATTATAAGTAGTTCCAGTCGTATACCAAAAAGGTGTGCCAGGTGGAACATCTCCGGGCGTGAAAGGTGGTTGATAAGGATTAGTTGGAAATGGAGGCATTGCCGGCATAGGTGGAAATAAAGGTTGATACAATTCATGGTTATCTTTCAATAAAATAACAGCTTCTTGAACTGAAATAATACCGTCTTCTCTTAAAAGCGCAACGGTACTTGTTTTCTCAAGCCTATCATTTAATAATGAGTCTGCCATATTTATGGTAATGTGACCCTCTGTTAGCAATCTTTCAACTATTTGATCTTTCATTGTTTAGTATATTTGTACTTTATATATGACCCGTTTTATTTGTTTCAAAAAAAATGCAACCGGAGTTGCATTTTTATATTCTTTAGTCGAAAGTTTAATTTATTTTGTTTTTACTAGTTTATTTTCCTCTATCATATGATACAGTTTATCTACAAATGCAGTATTGTCATTAAATTTTGCATTAATGTCTGCAATATGTTTTGAGATACCATCTGCCATTTTATCTGTACGGGAATCGATATAAGCGTATAACTTATTCATCTCATCTTGCGCATGGTTATTTAGAGTATCAGCATAGTCATGTAAAGTGTGACTAACACTGTCAATCCTATCAATTTCTTGATCGATTCTGCGGTCTAACATTTCGTTATCTCTGTGAATTTCACGTTCTAATTCATTGATAACGTTTTGTAAATCTTCAATTTCTGTATACAAATCCTTGATCTGTACACGAGTCTTAAACATACCGTAAACACCAGCTAAAGCTAACACTGACAATACACCTAAAACGAATGCAATTGTTTGTTCCATAATTTATTTATTTTTATTTACTCGACTAAAGAAGTATCTTCGCTATGAATTTTTTCAAACTCATATTTACCTTTAATAAATTGATTGAGAGCTTTACCTTGAGATTCTGCAAGATTAAATAAATTCCAATCAGCAGCTTCAACATCTTTGTATAGATATGAACCATGATTAAAATGTACTAATAGAGTCTTATGCTCATAATTATATGCAGCTGACTTAAGTGTAGAGCTATTGTAATGTGAATGTGTTGATGTAATCATATTAAATGTATTTAAACATTATATGATCTACTAAAATAATGTTTCAATTAACGGCCTCCACCTAGTCCATCTTCTTTAATTGCATCAATAGATTTACGATCTAGACTTACAACCATTTTAGATGGGAATTGGATTTTAGGTGCAGGTGAACTTGAACCGCCTGAATTACTACCGAACATATTAGAAACTGCATTACCTACTTTTTCGATAATACCAGTATTTTGTTCATTTCCTTCTTGAACAGTGCTTCTGAAATTCTCTAACATTTCAGCTAGATTATCAAGTGCATCTTCTAAAGATTCACCCATTTGAGCTAAGACATCGCTAGGAGAACCTCCTTCTGATAAAACTGCAAGTGCTTCGAACATTGTTCTAGCCTCAGTTAATTTAGCTAAATCCATAGAGTTAATAGCAGAACTTATAGTAGGGAATACAGTTCCACTTGTTTTCATACTAACACCTATTGATTTCCACAATTCAGCTTGAGCTTCATATCCAGCAACAGGTCTTGTCATACTAACTTTACCAACAAACATACCTTTAAATACTTCTAACGTTTTTATGTTAGTTCCGTTAATAGCACCTGAAATAGCTTGAGCACCCTTGCCCATTTTTTCATAACCGGTTCCTACTGCTAAAAATAAGTTTGATCTACTGTCCAGTACTTCTGTTCCGACATTCATTTGACCGCCATATATTGCAGTAAACTCATCTAATTGTTTAGCACTTACCGTATTAATTGATCCTATGATCATTGGAATGGCCACTGCCATTCTCATATATGATGTTGTTAAGCCTTTTAAGAAATTTGTTTTAGATTCAAGCAATTCTGCTGGAGATTCACCTCCAAAAATAGATGCAAATGATTTTGCTTTGTCTACTGTAAATGTCGCAATAGCAGTAATGATCTGTGGAATTGCAGTACCCAATTTAGCGTATGTGCCTCCTATGGTTGCTATTAAATTCTTTTTAGCATTAATAATTCCCACATCTTGTCCACCCGCATCGGTGATCGTTGATATGATAGCGGTTACTTTTTCTTTTACATCTTGAGCGTCGGTAATTTTAGAAGTAATTTTAACAACATTATCAACTACCGATGCCAATGTTGTATAAGGTTCTCCTAATTGCAATGCTATCTCTACACCTTTTTCAAAACTAGATGAAGAGAACCACCCGCCGTCTTTGCCAATTCCAGATTTACCCACTTCTTCAAAAACTCCAGCTAAACCTTTAATAAGAGCTTTAGTGTTTTTAGATAGTTTTTTAACTAGTGAACCTACGTTACCAATTGATTTAAATCCTGTTGGGTTACCATCTTTATCATAGCCAGTTGGGAATTTAAGATTGGCCATAGCTTGTACACCATTTGCCAAATTATAAAGAGGTGTACCCATTTGTTTAACAACATTAATACCCTTCTCATATGTAGAACTACTAAACCATGAACTACCTTGAGCTGCTTCAGACGCTCCAACCTCTGCGAATACAGAACTTAAACCTGCTACTAATAATTGTGTATTCTTTATTAAACCTGGAACTACAGTACCAATATCTATTGTTTCGTAGCCAGTTGGATTGCCATCTTTATCAAATCCCGTTGGGAATTTAAGATTAGCCATGGCTTGTACACCTTTTGCAATTCCGGTGAGTGCTTTACCCATTCCACCGACAGCTGAAATACCCATAGCAACTACTGATTGTCCACTAGTATTACCTGTTAATGCAGATAATAATGAAGAACCTCCGCCTGGATATTTTTTTCCAACTTCTGCAAAAGTATCGGCTAAACCGCTTACTATAAAACTAACATTTTGCTTTAATTTAGGTAGATCAGCATCTTCAGCTATACTGGAAAATGCTCTAATACCTGCGACTATACCAACTAATGCAGCTCCAGCTAATATCAACATAGGTGCTCCCATTGCAATACCTGCGACAGAAAGAGGACCTAATGATATACCATCTGCGATTGCATCCATTGCAACCTCAAAGTTAGTTTTCTTACCTCCGAAGAAGCCTTTTTCTCCAGACCAGTTAAATGGTTTATTACCTTTTTTATCAATACTGCCTAAAGCTTTAAAGTTCATTTTACTAATTGCTAATATACCTAAACTTATGCCCAATGTCGCGACACCTGCTACTACCATCGCAGCTGAACCTATTAATATAAATGGTGCTGCTAAACCTGCTGCGGCCATTGCTATTGCAAGCCCTGCAATAACTCCACCTATTACAAGTACTTTCTCTGTTGTTAGGTTTTCAGTTGCTTTTGCAAGTGCAGCAACTCCAAGTGCAATAGGTAATAGAGCTATACCTGCTAGAGCCATAGCCGCCGAACCTAATGCTATAGCCAATGGAACTGGTCCAATACCGGCAACTCCCATTGCTACAGCTAATCCAACGATTACTGCTGCCATCATACCTAAATTACCCCAAGAAAGACCGTCTAATGCTTTTTTCATTGCATAGACACCTACTGCTATTATTATCATAGCGCCGGCAGCAAACAGCATTGCTATTGAGCCCTTCTTAATAAACTTTTCACCAACGCCAGCAAGTGCAAAAATTGCAGCAACTGCGCCTAATACAACTAAAACACCAAAGGTTTGAAGAGCATTCTCTGCATCAACTGGGCCAATCAATAATTTAGCTAAGAAAATTGCTACTGCAACTGCTAAAATTGCTCCCGCAGCATACATTAATATAGTTGCACCCTTTGTAGTACTCTTACCTAATACTTTATCAACTACATAGAATGCGAGGGCAACAGTACCAACTAATAGTAATACTTTACCTACTTCATCCCATCCTAATGTAGAAATAATAAGAGAAGATAACACTAATGAAACTGCTACTGATAAAATAGCCATAGATGCAGTTATAAGTGCCCTACTAGTCTTTCTCATTGCTTTATCGACTTGCATCTTATCTATTAACCAGAATACTCCAGCTAATGTAAGAATTATCAATGAAGCTGTGGCTAAACCATATAGAATAGGTTGTGTTAAAAGTCCAATTAATATCAAACCGACTGAAAGCCCTAATAATGCCAATGACAAGGTTTTTAGAGTTTTGGCCATTTTATTTAAACTCTTACCTATTTTCATTTTATCTAAGAGCATGCCTAATAGACCAAAACCTAATAAAATAGCTCCAGCTACCAATAGACCCTTTAGGATATATGGTGCTAGAAGTGACATTAAGACTAAACTACCTGACATTATTAATAATGCCGTGCCCACGTCTCCGAGTACAAGAATCTTCTTAAGTGCCTTTTTATCTAATTTCTCAGTAGCCCACAATAGACCCTGGATCATAAGTTTTAATAATGGAACCCAAATAATGGCTCCAATACCAGCTAATAGTAATAATGGAGTAGCCAATATCATGGTGGCTGCAAATTTAAGGATTGAATATCCTATATCTGCTAAAGATAAAAGACCATTTGTCAATGCTTCCATCTTTAATTTAAGTTCTTTGCCGTCTGGTGCTCTATCTAAAGCATCGATAATGACACCTAAACCAAGTCCAATAGGTTTTAATGCTCCCGCAGTAATTCTAAGGACTAGAGCCTCTTTAGCAGAAACACTACCTTTGCCCTTTCCACCCGATTTAAGAGCCTTGACAAGCTCATCCATTTTTTCATATAAATCGCCACCCATTGAGACCGAAGCTGCAGTTTGGCCAGTGTTTATTGCGATTTGTTCCAGTGCTTTATTACCAGATCCCATTCTTTCGAATGCACTTGCTAAAATAGGTGGTATTAGTTGAGCCAACTTAAGTGTGTGTATTTTTTAATATAAGACAAACGCTACTAGTGTGTAGCGTTTGTCTATACTCTTTATATATCTTTAAAATTTAGGCATCTTCATTGAAGGCGCTTTCATTTGTGGGATCTTAGGCATCGCAGGCGTTTTATACTTAGAACTCATTTGATTCTGTTGTTGTGCCTGTTGTTCTTCTTGATCCTTATTCTGATTATTCTTCTCTTTAATGTAATCCGACAGGTTCTTAACATAATACCAATACTCGTAGTAGTATAAATTATCAACTTCTGAAGGTTGCATTCTGAGATGTATGCCCAGATAGAACTTAGTCTTAAAGTAATTCTCCAGCGAGATCTGAAATAATGAAAAGACTTTTGATGCCACCTGGGAAATCAAGAGGGGCTTTCGCGATCTCCCCTTCGTATTCCATTTCAAGTGTTGTTTCAACTCCAATTTTCATTTTCTCAGCAAGTCTATAGATAACCATAAACTTATTTTGATCCCATGATTTGTAATCAACTTCTAAGTTAAAGATTTTAGGTAGATTTACTTGTCTCCAATCTGGTGTGATATAAGGTAGAACTTGGATAAAGGCTTTATCAAACTCAACTTCTTTTTCTTGACGATCCTTTAGGTATTTAGTAATTTCTTGCATAACACCGATTGAAGGCGGACGCATTCTAACTTCACCAGCAGATCTAGTCTTAATAACATATGTTCTTTCTTTAGAACTGTAATAAGCCTCGATTTCATTAGGAACCTGTGTAGCTACTAAATATCTAGATGATAATTCGATATCAACTGGAATTTTGCTGTTTTCAGTTTTACCCTTAAGAATCAATTTGTTTTCTGGTTCAGGGAAAGTAAGATCTCTAATAGCCAATAGAATTACAATTCTATCTTCTTCTAAAATATCTTTATAAGATAGTCTCTTTTCATCCACTGTTAATTGAGTACACATTTCTACAATGTGGTTCAATTTCTCTTCCATATCGATATAGTTGTTTTCATCCATAGTAGAAAAATGTCTAATCTCAGATGCTCTTGCAGATCTAATCTTAATTACTGTACCATTAGGGTAAAATTTACCTTTAGATGGTAATTCTTCTTGATCTAGAACCATCCATCCTAAGAATTGGTCCGCAGACTTTTCTGGTCTTGCTTGTCCAAAATTGTCCATATTAACTCTACCTAATCCATTGGATTCAACTGCGCTCAACATTTCTACTGAAACATCTTCAACTGTCGAATCATTAGAAGTCTGTGGATTATTAATTTGATCCCTAGCGTCTAGCATTGCTTTTGCCGCTTCTTCTTTTTTGTTTAATTCTTCGCTCATTGTTTTTTGTTATTTAAGTTTTTTACTTTTGTTTTAATATATGATTGCTGTTCACTTGATTTTAAACTTAATTCTTTTTTAATTAAGTCTCTAATCCATGCACTAACAGAAACCGGCCTAGTTTCAGTTTCGACTGCATCATTTAAGATACATCGATTAACATCAGCCACTTCGTCTTCTGTGAGAAGAACTTGAAGTTTTTTTGTTAACTTGTGGTTATTCATAATATTTGTGTATGTTAATAATATAATATATTTATCTTGCAAAAAATAAGAAGATATCGTTAGATACCTTCTTATTAGTAGTGTGTGTTAATTAGTTTACTTCTTCAGCGTAAACATCAGATCTCCAAGTGATCTCTAATGTTTGTACGTCTGCAGCTGAATAATCTAATGCATCCGTAAATCCAAGTCCTGAAGTGATGAAACAATCATCTAATGTGATTTTTCTAAAAATATCACCTTCTCTATTAAATTGTACGATAACAATAGTTCCTACGTAATTCTTTTTCAAGCCCATTTCACCAGTTTCTGGATTATATTGTGCTCTGTACCATTGTCTCATAGTTTTGTATAAGTATGCTTGGTTAGAATCGTTTAGGTTCAATGAAAAGTTAACAGTTACGTCGATTGAAGTATTGTCTACCATACCAGCGAATGATCTAGTAGCAAATTTATACTTCTGCTCAATTGCAGCAACATCTTTATGTAAACCTGCAAGGCCTGAAATTGAATTTACGTGTTGTAATAACAATTCTTGACCGGCAACACCATCGGGAGGTAAAATTGTCACCTCGAACAGGTTAGCCTGTACTGGTTCAAAGTTCTTGCCCTTCTTCTGTGTTTGATCTTCTGAATAATGTGGTAAAGCCATAATTTGTATGTGTTTATTTTATATATCTTATTTTGTTATGCAAAGTTTCCGGTTGCAATTTCACCCGTGTTCAAGATAGTTACTCTCGATACTAAGATCTCAAGACCTTTAACTGGCTCAACAAATGTATCTAAAATACCCATATTATTATCGATTACTTCGTTAGTGTTGTTTGTTCCGTCCATAACGTTTCTATAGTCGTATACACCTCCGTCTTTCTTCACTGATTCCATAAATGAGTCAGCTAAAGTTTTAATCTCTAATCTTGTTTGAGCATTGTTAAACTCGAATAAGTAGTTTTTCAAGATTTCTGCTAAACCATCTTCAATGTAGATCATTGCTTCTCTTACGTGAGCTGAAGACAATGCTGATTGAACTGATTGTTGTGCAGTCTTATTACCTTTGATAGTCAAACCAACACCTCTTTCGAATACGATTGGGTTGATACCGAATGGCTCTAAGTAATCTCTATCGTTCTTATCGAATGCAAATTCTAGACCTTGTACACCTGTACCACCTACAACACCTCTTCTTGGTCCTGCGATGATAGACCATGGTAATGCGTCTAAATATTTATCGATATAGTTGTTTGATACATAAGCCGCTGGTGGAATAACTTTAGTTCTACCATTTTCTAATACATTAAGACCTGGTGAGTAGTAGAAACCGAAGTTTGCACCCTCATTGATAGATGGTAATGTGTAGACTGCAGTAGGGTTAAGTTCTAAGTTACCGCCAGTTGCTACTAATCTAGTTTCGAATGAACCTGTGTTAGCATCTTTGAAAGAAGGATTAGTTGCTGCTTTGAATTCTTTCACCATTGGTGCGTTAAGGATTGCAGAAGCATTTTGTCTTTCTTTACAAAGTTGAGTAATTTCTTCTTTATTAAGAATACCTCCGTTTTCTAATGATCCAAATGTATCAACAACATATCTGAATGTGATTGCGTCTTTGTCAATTAAAGTATTTGATAAACCATTACCTGGTCTCAATTGTGTTAACAATTCAGCGATTGATTTTTCAGATTGTGTTGCAGCCGCTAATGGGAACATAGTGTACGTTGAAGTACTTTCTTCATATCTTTTAAGAGCATATCCTGGTCTCTCAGATACTGGTCTGTGACATTCAAATGTATATACGTTTGATCCACCAACAACTGTCTTGATGATTCTTTTAATTCTTGCTAATTTACCTTCATCTGCTGGAATGTACATACCAACTGAAACTGATGTCCAATCAAATGTATCATCTTCTAATAAAGCAGATAATCTAAATTGACCTGCACCGATTGGTAAGAATGAATAGTTATCAGTTTGTGTTGGTAACATAACTGCTCTTGAGTTAGGCTCAATTGTAGTAAATTCAAATGTTGCAGATGCTGTTCTAGAATATGCTGAGATAGAAGTAGCTGATGCAGTTGCATATGTTGAGCTAAATGATTTTCCTGCAGCCGGTGTGATTTTGATAACGTTTACTCCACCTAAATTAAATAATTCAGTAACTTGTGAAATTTTAACATGATCAATACCGTTTGATCCTAGTAAGAAGTTACCTACGATTACGCTACCTGATGTAAGGAATTTACCAGCTGGATCTGGTCCAACTGCTGGTGCTGCGATATAGATATCTCCGTCAACAACTGTGATTTCTCCTGCGTGGAATGTTGCAGCTAAACCTAATTCATAAGATTCAAATGTAGAAGCTTTAATAGCACTTTCACATTCAATGATTACGTTAGCACCATCTTCATAAATTGCAGAAATAGGTGTAAATTCTCCATCGATTTCAGCTCTTAAGAATCCGCTCTCTGAAATACCTAATAAAGTTAATTCAGATAGTGTTGCTCCTTCGATAGTTAATTCATTACCATCTACTATCATTACTTTAGATAAAGATAATACGTCTGGTGTAGCATCTTGTTCAACTCTATGAGAAAGAACTTTATAATCTTGATAGATATCAAAGTTTTCACCTACGAAATCAATATTTTCTAGAGCATCTTCGTTGATAGCACAGAATAAACCAGTTCTTCTAGCTTCCAAGTTAATTAAAGTCTCAATGTATAATTGACGACCTTCTTGATCTTGGAATTCAGGAATTACTGAACCTGTGTATTGTGCTACTAAACTAACTTCTCTTAAAGCAGTAAATTTAGCCAATTGATCTCTGTGTAAACCGTGTTCGTTAAAGAATGAACCGTATGTTGGATCATTTTGTAATTTTTCAGAATCATAAGATCCTTTAAATACAAATACATCTACCATATAATCAGATACGTATTCTAAATCTTCAATACCGTCTGGCACATTACCTTCACCGTACCATTCTCTTGCTGTCATTTCAAAACCAGCAGTATTAGCTGCTTGTCTTACGATAACTGAGATTGGCTCTTGTTTGATGTTAGCAAAAGTAATTGCGTTGTTTGATGTTTCATCTGAATTTCCAGCAGCTTCTAATACTTCAATATCTGAAGGAACCCAGAATTTATCAGTATCGAAAATGCTACTATATTGTACAGATGCTGTTTTAGCTGATAAACCTTCTTCAGAAGAATTAGTCGCTGGTGAAACCATTGCAATTCTATCTGCAGCGTCTGCTGCTGTTAGGTTTAAAGCCAAGATCGGCCCTCTAGAAAGAGTTTCGATTGCTGATCTGTGGAAATACATTCCTTTCTTTTCTAAAGATTTATCAATACCACCAAAAACTTGAGTAAATTGCTCAACATTTTCAATGAATACTGGTGTGTTGTAAGGACCTTTTTTAGATCTACCAACAACCAATCTGATAGTTTCAGCCGGAATGTTCACTGTTTGTGATTTGTCAAACTCTAAGCGATATACGCCTGAGCTTTTGAACTGTAATAATTGAGGACTTAATGCCATAGTTGTTCTTATTTATTTTTTTTACTTTTATTATATATCTATTCTTCTTTCGAAATTTATTTATATCAGGTCATATATATCATATTGTAGATCTCCGTCAGTTGCATTATCTTTATATAAAACTTTTTCCATTTCTAAATGCAAATCTGGATCAATAAAATCTAATAATTCTTCTATGTAGTCAGCGTAGTCTGTGGTGTTAAAGAATTCAGTAGAACTAATAACCGTCATAATCGTATCATCATTTCCCATTTGAGCTCCATAACCACCTCTTGGTAAACCTCCAAATAAACTAGCTTCACTTATAGTAGTTTCATCTGTTATATCTATTCTATTTATTTTATAAAGCTTGGCAAAATTTTGACAAAATATAGCTTTATTATCAGATTTTATTTTAATACCTGGTTTTAGAGTTTTGGAATCATGTCTGTGTTTAAACTTAACAACCATTTCATCATCAAAATCATTTTTCTGGGGAAACACAGATCTTAAGTATTGGAACAGTACAGACCCATATGTATTGTATTCTACAATTAATTTAACGTTTTCATTGTAAAAGATCTCACATGATAATGTATATAGTACTTTTGCAAAATCTTCGATAACGTGTTCATTTGACCTAAAAACGCCTACCTGTTTTATTTTAAAGAAATCATACATTGCACCTGGATTTATAGCGTTGGCAATTTCTTCCTTGTTCATGGGCTCTACTTGAAATATATTGATTACTGAATAATCTCCACCATTTCCTTCTGCAATATCTACTGAAAATAACCAGAAATTCTCCGGATCTTTTGTAGATTCTATATCAAACCTAGGATCCCACATTAAGAAGTCTTTAGTATCTATTGAAATATAATCAAATTCATCAAAATCATGATAAATATATTTCTGCATACGTTTGCGCATTTTCTTTAAATCAATTGGATCTAATAATAGATTAGAGGATGAAACGAATTCATTACCGTATTGTCTATTAAATGCCTCAATAGAACCAAGATTTCCCAGTTCTCTTTGGTACCATGCGTCATCTCTATCGGGGTGTTCCCACCAATCGATACGCATTGCTGTATACTCATTTTCACCTCTATCTGCTGCCGCATAGATTTGATAAAATTTGTTAAATCCGTTTGGCGTTGATGTAATAGTAATACGAGAGACCTTTGAAGCTGAAAGCGTTGGATAAACGTTTTCGTAAAAGGTATCTACAATAGTTGGGTGAATGTGAGCAAACTCATCTAAGTATAAATTATGAATAGTAAAACCGATACCTGCTTTCGCAGTAGTTGCTTGACCAACAAGTCTACAACCATTATCACACTTAACGTTCATAACGTCATATTTGACAATACCTGGTTTCATAAAGAAAGGTACGTTCTCAATTACAACTTTGGCCTTATCGATGATTTCTTTAGTTGAATCAGATTTGTTGGCTAAAAGAAGGGTGTTTTTATCAGTATTAAAGATTAGATACCATGCATTAAAGATGGATGCTGTCACAGTTTTACCCATTTGACGAGATGCTAAAACAATATTAAATCTTTCATCTTGAAAGTTTCTCAACATCCTTTTTTGATACTCTCTAAGTTTCACTTGTTGAATACCATCATCGGTCATTACTACTGCATACTTCTCTGCAAAATAAACAATGTCAGTGGCACATCTGGCCAATTCTGTAATCTCTTCATCAGTATACTCAAATACGATATTACCTTTACGTAAAAAGTTTTTACCTTCATAAAATGGCATGGCAACTTTAGGTCTAAAACCTTGGTCCATTGCAACCATCAGATCATTTACTTGTTTAGTAGACCAAACAATTTTCTCTGATAGTACATCACCCTCTTCTTTGGGTATCCATTTATTATCTCCTACGTAATCACTCATTATTCTTCAGTAGATTCTTCTATATCTTCTATATCATCAATTGGTGTATTTTTAATACCCGCTTGAATTGCAGCCATTAGGTCCTTTGTACCTCTTTGTAGGTTTTTATTTTCTTTATCACCACCAGCCTGTTCAATTTCTCGAACATCATCTCTCTTTTTATAGATCTCAATATCACGTGCAATTCTTTTAGTAGATTCTTCAGAAGCCATCAAGTACATTGTTTGTGATTTAATGATATCTAACATTGATTTTTGTAATGTTGCAAGTACCTCGAACATTCTTGGCGCTAATTCACCGTCGTCAATCGTTTGTAAAAGTGTAGTTAAGGCTCTTTCTCCAGCTTGTAATTGATAGATCAATGAACTCATTGTCATTTCATCCATTTTCTTTTTAGCCTGAATATACTCATCATTTTCAATAATATCTGCGTCTAAATAAAATTTCATAAGTGCTGAAATTGTTTTAGTTGCTTTTTTAGTTGCAGCAGATTTTAGTTCTTCATAACTGACTCTGGGAACAAGGTCTGTATTTTGTCGTCTTATAGGTAAATCTGATGGATCTTTTTCAACATCCAAAGAACCTGTATCCCCTATTAAATCATCTAACTCTTTTCGGATTTGATCCGCTTGTTCAGATATATTTTTCTTTTTGTCTTCACTCATAATATTATATTATAGTTTATATATCTAAATATTTTACAGTAACAAATTAATAATTTGCACAGGATATTACCTATTTTGGTTATATCTTCTTAATTGAATTGATGGAATGGCATTATCGATAATTAATGCCAATTGATTGTCTCTTACGACATATTGTTGTAATATGTTAACTCTTTGTTCTGCCTCTATAGGCTTTTTAAATAATCTAACGTTTGTTAATTTAATTTGACCAGGCATTAAAGACCATTGCTTTTGAGTAGACCATCCATATGAAGAAATTTCTTTATCTTCTCTTAATACCGATGTAATAGTTTCTTGTAATGAATTTGCGGGTAGCATATTATTACCAGGTTCTAATCTAAATACATCTGCGGTTAATTTATTATATTTATTATTTAAATTAACTACTAATCCATACCATGCATCTGATTGTACTGAATTATTATAAGAAAATGTATGTGTGTCTTCGTTTATTTGAACTAGTAATTCATTTGAAGTTGTAGATATTTTTAAACCCTTTCTACTTACTAAACCATCTAATAACGTTGCGTTAGGATTAGTTGTAGTTAAATTTGGTTTAAACCATAAAGCAACTGCTAAATTACTATCTGACGCTAAAACAGATTTTCTTTTGTATACTAATGCTTCTATACCAACATCTGCTATACTACTAAGATCATATGTATTTTTACTAATGATAGTCCATTTGTGTCTAATTTCTGTATCTAATATCGTTAAATTATTATGGATTCTATCTCTAATACCATCACTTACCGGTGTAAATACTGTTTGATATTGTTCAGGTTTGGAGACTTGTGCATATTCATCTTTTATCTCTTCACCAAAAACTTCATCTAGACCAGTAACCAATGTATCTAATTCTTCTTCTATTGCAGTATCGGTATGTATTGAACTTGTTCTTTCTTCATATTTTTTCAACATTACTCTCCAATAAGTCATTTCCATATTGAATTCATCTGCAAAAGTAACTGAACTTACTTCATACATTCTATTCATTAACGGGAAATAAAGATAATCTCTAGCGCTTGGTTTTTTATGTGCCCCAAATGCCGATTCAAATTGAGTTTTTGTAATGTGAATTTCAAAATCTTCAAATCCCATTCCATATATGTCAAATTTAAAATCATTAGCTGGCATTTCATTATCAGGTACCATAACTTTAAACTCTCCAGAAGATTTCACATTATACAATGAGTATTCCATTAATATAACGTCTTTAGATCTTTTATCAGCTTCTACTTTAAAATATTTAACTTTATGCCCAAACATATCCGTAGACAGATCACTAATCTGTTTATACATATTGACGGGTTTATTTAAAGCATATGGATCAAATAAATTCTCATTACATTCGACTATTATATTAGCACATCCTATCATTGCATATGGATCATCACAATCTCCGCAATATTGTGGACATGAAACTAATTCTCCGGCTTCTGTTTCTAAATTAAATGTTAAACTTAATAATGAAAGTGAGTGAGCAGTCGATAATCTATTTACGGTAAATCTAACCGTAATCCATAACGGTTTTGTAGGATCAAATACTAATCCTAATAAATCTTGATCTGATGTGTTATTATTAAGAGGTCTGTATTCTGACATAATACCACCATCGCTAGTTTTATCTTCTTGAGACCATTTAAATTCATAATCAAAAAAGTTATTAGCGTCTAATGTTTCATAAAATTTTAAAGAATCTCCTGAAAATGAAGGCGCTTCTAATACACGAAATGTATTAGAATCTATAATTTCTATAACATCAAATACTGTATTTCCTACTATAATTTTACTGCCAAATGAGAGATTTAAATTAGTGCCGGTACCTGTTACTAGTGTTTCACCAGCTGTCATTGATAGAGTGCCTATTGTATTAGGCGTATTTACACCCACTATAATGTCCCATGAGTTAATGTTAACTACATTTTCATAAGGAGTTACTAATTTGGCCGTAAATGAATCACCAATTTGATTTGCTGTAAAGTTATTTACCATTGATACTTGACTAATGTCTTATTTTTATTATATATCTGAATTTCTATCAGTTATTAAGAGTATCTCCGGATCATCTCCTTCGTATGGTTCTAATTTTTGAATTATAGTATTTATTACACCAAATGTTTCGTTAGCATTATCATCAGATAAAAACATATCTAAAATGGACATAAATTTTTTAAGTTTAAATACATTATACATTTGATCTGCCTTTATAAGTCCACATTTTTCTAATATCTCATTGACTATTCTCAATTCTCTGGATTCAAACAAATCAAATAACCTTAAACTACCTCTAATGGTTTTAATATTATATTTAATAGTTTTGATTTGATCTATTGTTACAATCCTACTATAAGTTAAATTTTTGTTTAATGTAACTTTAATCCAAGAAAGATTTGGAGTTGCATTTAGCATTTGCCAAATAAAGTATATTGAAGTAGCTTCTTTGTGAATTGATATATCGCTAACTGATTGAAATCTAGTAACATCACTGGCAAACCATTTGTTAATATATTCGTTTATTCTATTAACCGGTACTAAATATGATGTTTCAGCTAATTTCTTAGTAGATACATCTCTTGAAATTAAACCCCATAATTTGACATCTATAGAATTATATTTATATAATGTGATGTCAATTACTTCTGAAAAATCATCTTTATTTTCTGTAAACATTTAGTTGCGTTTCAATTTTTTGTAAATCATCGAATAATTCCTGCTTAGCGTATTGCTTTAATTCATTAAATTCACGCATACCTATTTCATTCTTTGATAAGTACAACTCAATTGAAGCTTCGCTAGGTGTATATTTATCTACTTGTTTTTTAGGAGCTTTTTTAGTCTTAGTATAAAACCAACCTGGCACACCTTTAAATCTTTTTGCAACCATAGACCATGATTCTACTACATTTCCACCATTAATTCCATTAACATTAAACATATTAGCGTTAGATGGATATTTAATAGCAAAAAAACGATTGATCATGAAATGATGACGCTTCTTTGAATGATTTTTAATATTGCTGTATTGGTCTGGTTTTGTGAACATAATTTTCACAAAATCAAATAATTTTGTTTCGTCTAGCATATCTATTATATGTTAAGTAGAGTGAATGTTTATTTAATCCACTTGTTAAATGCTAAGTTATGTGCTTCTACATGACCATAACCTTCTTTTATAAATTGAGAAGCCATCTCATAAACCTCTGTTCTAAGACCATGTGCATTAGATTCTGATAATATCTCTTCTATTTGTATATAGTCATCTAATGTCATATTAATTTAGAATAATTTTTTAGTAGGTTCTAATTTTTTGGTAGTAGTTTGTGTTTTCTTACCTACTAACTTCATTGGTGGAATTTCTTTTTTATTTTCGTCTGGAATATCCATACCTGCAAAGGCATCTACACCAAATCCTGTTTTATCCTTTAACCAATGTGTACCTTCTAATATTTTTTCCATATCCATAAACTGTTCTACATTTTCTAAAGCTCCTTCCCAATCTTTATCGATTGCAGAATAGATAGCTTCTTGAATAGAATCTGGGATGGTTTTAATGTGTAGTAGCATTAGTGCTATGTTATTAGATAAAGCTGCTTTAATTAGAGTTGTATTAGTATGACCGACGACTCTGTAAATGATATCTGCTAAAGCGTTTTTATGTTCAGCATTAAATAGATACTCTATTGTAAAGTTATCCAATTCTTTAATAAACTGTTCATATATGGTATCAGCCATTTTCTCTGTGATAGAGTATGTTCTAAGTTTACCATTTTTCATTTCTTTTTGCCATGTCACAACAGATTGGATATTATCTGATTTATCACCTATTAATATTTTATTAAATATAAATCTATCACAATCTACTTCTGTAATTTCTATTTTAAGATCTTTTACCCAAGATAAAATATTGGTTTGATACGTGTCCCTAGTCATATGTTCTCCGCCCATATTAAATAGAAGATCATCGTTTGACATTTCAGTAGCTACAGAAGTTTCCATGTCTTTAGTAAATCCTTCGTATGCATATAAAGATTTCTTAGTATTGTAATACCAAAGAGTATGTGCATCATTAGTTTTAGAATAGTTGACCAATTGAATAAGGTCTCTATCACCAGACCAAACGATACATGATTTACCTCTATTGTTTAATGCAGTTGACCATCCAAAAATAACATCATCTGCTTCTGCGCCTTGAATTTGATGTACTGTAACGCCCTTAGCAGCTAATATATTTTGAAATTCTTCGTATACTGAATATACATTTGTCCAATTTACACTGCTACTTTGCTTTCTAGTACCTTTATAGTCTGATTCCGGATATAAATCTTTTCGCCAAGATTTAGAATCAACTGTTAATACTACGTCGTCTACGAACATTTTTAATTTACGCATCTCAGACGCAAAATCAATAGATAATTTTCTCATAAATTGAGACTTTTGTTTGTCGTCGCCTAACAGTTGACCTGTTTTAGGTTTCGGTAAAACAAATAGTCTACTGAATACGAAATAATTACCGTCTATTAATAGTGTATGTTTTCCCACTTTCATATTTATATTTCTTTATTTAGTCCAATATACTAAAAAAAATTGAGACTAAAAAATTATTTACGAGTTAATTATACTTTGTATTTCATACACACAACTCAACATTGTAATTACAGGATCGATAACATGAACTCGTTGAGCTTGATGCTTAGCGACAGTTATAATAACTTGAGGTATATGTTTTATATATTGTCCTTTCTCTTGTTGAATGTATTCAATAAATTCTTCACCTAGAGTTTGTAATACATCATCAACTCGATTGGCATAATTACCAACAAGCGTTTGATAATTTTTAGCTGGATCTGTTTCATTAAATACCAGATCAAATACATCTTTGTATACTGAATTGAATTTCTTTACATCTTCTGCTGTAATATTCGATGTGCCTTGTGTTTTGTAACCTTGTAATTTATTAAGTGTAGTTCTAAGATCTGGAAAGTTTCTTTTAACAAATTCAACCAAAGCTGGTTTTTCAATTGTCATTCCTTCTTTACCACAAATCTCATATACTCTTTTAATGTACTTCTTTGTTAATTCAGTTTCTTCTGCTTTATCAAAGTCGAAATCAATAACTTCAAATCTTGAAAGGATTGGATCTGGTAGTTTATTAATGTAATTACAGGTAGCAATGAAACGACTATTGCTTGCAAATGTTTCCATAGTAGCACGAAGTGCCTTAAAGAATTGATCTGATACACCATCAACCTCATCGAGAATAACTACTTTAAACATTCCGGGTGCATCCATAATAGAAACAGTAGAACAAAAATCTGTAATTCGAGTTCTAATTACATCAACAGACGTGTCAGTCGATGCATTGATGTATAAATATGGTAATTTAAATTGTTGAACGATTGCCTTTGCACATGAGGTTTTACCTGTACCCGGTGAACCTGCGAACAACATGTTTTGAACTAAACCATCTTTAAACTTTGACATTACTCTCTCTGGTAATATAAGTTCTTCTAGATTAGATGGTCTGTATTTCTCTGTAAAGAGTTGGTTTATTGAATTCATGTATCTAATATATTTACTAATTATACCATCAAGCGCTAAAAGGTTTCAATGATAAATATATTAAATGGCAAGATCATACTCACATATTAATATCACCCGCACTGCTGGTCCTAATCCACGTAATAGATACGGTATTATACTTGCACCGTTAACTAAGTTCTTCAGACAGTTCCTGGTAGAACATAGACATATAAAGAGATGGTCTAATGATGATCAATTCGTACACTGTGTACTTAGAATGCAAAAACCACCAGTTAAGAACGTTACATTACTAAAAAAATATTGGGATAATACTACTCAATCTATGGTAGATAAAGAGACTCTACATCAAAATTGTAATATAGTAGATTGGCAGTGCGCTGTGAGTTTGAAACCAATTAAAGCTAAATTTATGAACTTTGATTTGGAAAACTTTGTTCACCCTGAATATCATGATGTTTTAAAAGCACCAATGATAGATAGCCGCATCCTCAAAAGTTCAATTGAGTTTCGCAAGGAATGTAAAAAACTCCTGCTCAATGAGAGACAGGAGTTTCTTAAACTTGCAAAGAAGAACGCTAAGCGTCGTCTTTAATATTACATTAATGCTTTGAATCTGTCAGCAATTGACATGCTCTCATCTAATTTAATAGTCTTAGGCATTTCTTCTTTTACTGATTCTTCAATCCAATAACCACCCTCTTCTGGACCGCTAGTGATATCCTGATCATGTCCTGAGATTGCGGCTAACTTTAAGATAGCTGATTTATCACCAGAGTAATTTAACTCATCATAACCGTCTCCGAATGGATCTTTATCTACAGATACCTTAACGCCTAATTTTTTAGCTTGTTGTTTTAGGTATCCATAATCGTCTTCGTCTGCATCATATGCCATTAAACCGTTTAATGATGCTTCAACTAATGACGCTTCAAATGATAAATCTATTTCCAAGCCTTCTTCAGTTACCCCGCCTGATACTTGTACTGGTTTTAGAGCTGCAGTATTTTTAGCAGCTTCCAATTTTCCTTCAAGGTCTTTAGTATCTTCGCCTTTAGCCTTAGCCACCGCGATTTTTGCAGTAAATAATGTTATATCTGCCTTAGCTTTATCTTGCTTACTTGCATCTTCTGGTAATTTGTCTTTGGCTTCTTGTGCCTTAGTTACAGCTGCATCTAATTTCTCTGTATCAGTTTCAGGGGTTTTATCAGCAGCAGCTTTGTCAGCAGCAGCTTTGTCAGCAGCAGCTTTGTCAGCAG